ACATAACTGAATGTATGTTGGCAAACTGGTCTAATAAAATATTAAACCTTTCTTCTACGTCGCTTACCATTTTTAGAAAGTTATAAGAGACAACAGACTTTTCTTTATATCTGTCAAACTTTCTTTTCATTCTTCTTATTGCGTTTTCTGGGTCTTGTATAAAGTCTTTAAAAAGAATTGAATCTCTTGCATAAAAGTCAGAATATGCAGGACCAATTCCCTTTGACGTTGTTCCAATTTTTCCTACATATCTTTCTTTGTCTTTAAGAATATGTATTGGCTCAATGATTGGACATAGACCTGAGATTTTTAAATTGTCAGGCGCAACGTTTAAACTTTTAATTTCATCAAAGACATCTAAAATATTAATTAGACAACCTTTAGTAATTAAGTTAAACTTTGTTTTGTTTAAAACTCCTACGGGCAGAGTGTGCGTAACAAATTTATTACCTTCATTATCGTAAACAGTGTGTCCTGCATTTCCGCCTCCTTGAAACCTTACAATGATTTCAGCCCAATCCTGAACTAAATCGTCAACAATTCTTCCTTTTCCTTCATCTCCGTGTTGGAGTCCTAATACGACTTTAACAGGCATTATTGATTTCTCCTGATATGTGCTGTCCCTTCAGCATGACTGTTAACTGTTTGCCTTACAAACTCTGCATTTTCTCTAAACTCATAAAGATCATATGCACCTGAATATGACATTGCGCTTCTGACATTTGACATAATTTCGTTTATTACTTTTGATACCGTTCCTTTGTATAGAACTCTTGACCCGACGCCTTCAATTGACGAATATGATCCTTTCCATGCTTTTTGAGCAACCTTAGAAGCCATACCATTATAAGACTTATACTTTTTGCCGTCGACGTGATGTATGCGTCCTGGCGTTTCTTTAGTTCCACTTAACATTGAGCCTAGCATTACCAGATCAGCGCCAACTGCCAAAGACTTGGCAATGTCTCCTGCATTCTTGATACCTCCGTCCGCGACAATAAACGCAGGAGCAGAGTCTTCTGAGTCACTGATCATTTTGTCTCTTGCTTGGTTGCAATCATATACAGCTTGAAACGTAGGAATACCATGTCCTGTTTGAATTCGAGTTGTGCAAATACTACCACTGCCAACGCTGGTTCTAACAAAATCTACACCTAATCGACTAAGTCTTTTATATGCAGAACCTGTTGCGACATTACCTGCAATGACGACAAGATCAGGATATGTCTTTTTAATATGACTTACTGCTTCTTCGACTAGAACATGATCTCCATGTGCTACATCAATACATACAACAGACATACCATTCCTAACTAGTTCTGCACATCTTTCTTTGTAGTCTCCACTAGCACCAATCGCTGCAGATCTTCTAGAAGGACTATCAATTTTACTTAATGTTTCACATTGCTGTTCGATTGTGTTGTATCTATGAATAATTCCTAAACCACCATGACTGTTCATTGCATTAGCCATATAATCTTGTGTCACCGTACTCATAGGTGAGCTGATGATTGGAATTTCAAAGTCTACATTAAGTTTATTGTTTACTTCAAAAGTTTGTGATGTATTTATTTCTCTTCTAGATGTAATTGACGAGTATTGGGGGACCAAAATTACGTCATCAAAGCTTAAAACAGTCTTTAGATTTTGCATAAATTTCCTATTATTTTATTATTTGAGACAATATTATTATATAAAATTAAGTTAAATTGTATAAGTCAATTATTTTCAAAGTCAGCTCTGTATTTCATTAAAGCTTTTTCTTTAGCTTTAGCTTCTAACACAACATCAACATCATCAAGTGTAGCAACAAAAGGTTTGTAGTAGTAGTCTGAATGTGCTGTATAAACTCTACAGTTAGAATCTTCATAAGTTTTCTTAGAATTAGAGTAATGAAACGTTGGACGAGCATTCTTCCATGTTTCATGTGACATAATATATGCCTCATCATATGAAGAATCTTGCGGGCCTAGCTCAAAGTGATGAGCGTCGAATACAATAGGAGTTCCAACTTGTTTGTATACATTTTCGTAAAGAAACTTTGCTGAAAACATTGCAGGTTTATCGTCATTTTCTACAGTCAACCTAGACTTAGCATTGTCTGATAGTTTGTCAAAGTTTCTGCAGAAATTGTCTGCAGCTTTTTGTAAGTCACCACCACACGTAGAACCTAAGTGAATATTGATTTTTGCATTATGATTGGTTGGTCGATTCATGAGATCAAAGATTTTAGAATGAATCTCTAGGTCTTTAAGACAATTAGTAACAACATGCTCTTTTTCTGACGCTAGACAATTAAACTGTCCAGGATGAAATGATAGTCTTTGTCCTGTAATATCAGCATATTTACCTGCTGCTGCTAACACCTTTGCAATTTCTTCGAAATGAGGCAGCGACTCCAACTCATATTCAGACGCCCAAGGAAACATTTCGGAAGATATACGGAATACTTGAACGTTGTTTTTATAATTCCAATTAAGAATTGTCAGCAAATCTTTTGCGTTTTGAAGACACAATTCAGAAGTATATGATAGTCCTTTAGTAAGAAATGTTTTCTTGCGCATTGTCCTAGAATTAAAAATATTTTTGTCACGAAGTTCCATATTTAAACACGCATAACCAAATCGAATCATTATATACTCCTTTTGGAATAATATTATAATAATTAAAATAAAATTACACACATAAAACAGGATCTAATTATGAAAACTCTTTTAACAGGTATGAGATCTAAGGAATTAGAATATCATATGAAAGAAGGAAAAGGTGTAGACGAAAACATATTCAGACCAGGCTCAACAAAGTTCTTTGACTTATTTAGAGAAGTAAGAGACTTATATGATATGGGCTTATACTCATTAAACGAGAACGAAGAATATTATATTTGTGAGACTGATATTGGCGAATGGGGTGAGTATAACGGCAGGCTGGTTCCTTTAGACTATCCTTTTGGTTTAAACGAAGAAGAAGTTAAAGAAAAGCATATTCTTTCTGCCGAAGATGACAGAAAAGATGAAGACGAAGAAAACGAGATTGACGAAGCTGAGTATAAAGGAAGAAAAGTCCAACTTAACAAACCTAAACGTGGCGGAAACAAGTCTAAGTTTTATGTATATGTTATGAACCCAAAAACAAAGAGAGTTAAAAAAGTTACATTCGGTGCTAAAGGAATGACTACGGGTTTAAACAATCCTAAAAGAGTTAAATCTTTTGTTGCTAGGCACAGATGTAAAACTCATGCCAATGACAAGACAAAAGCTGCTTATTGGTCATGTAGACTACCAAGATACTTTGGAAATAGTGGAAAGAAGTGGTGGTAATGTCAGAATTTCCTTTTAATGAAACTGTTATTGAAGAAAACATGAAGTTTATTGAAGTAATAAGAGAGTTTTCAGGCAAACTATCTTCTGAAGAGCTAAATTGGCACAGAGACAAAGAACATCGCCTAGTAAAGATTCTAAAAGGTAATGGATGGTATTTGCAGTTTGAAAATGAATTACCTGTTGAGATGACAGAAAACACTTCTTTCTATATTAAAAAGAATGTTTGGCATAGAATAATTAATAAAAACGGAAACAATCTAATGATTAACGTTAGGAAATTTAAATGAGAACAAAAAATATTAGCACACGTAGTTTATTAAACGAGTGGAAGTCTAGCATGAATGAAAACTTCTATGAAGTCGTGCCTGCTGAAGATTCGATAGTGTCTGCAATAAATACAATAACTTCAGATGTTGTTGATTTAGCTACATTACCTACTTCTTTTGCAGATGATGCAGCTTCAGACTGCGAAATTTGTCAACACAGTTTGTCTGATCTTTTTGTAGACATGTTAGCTTTAAGAGACCAGTCACATATATTTCATTGGCAAACATATTCTCATTCTCAGCATGTAGCATTAAGTGAATACTATGAAAACTATATTGACTTAGTTGACGATCTTGCTGAAATGATTATGGGTGCATTACAAGAAAGACCGTCCGTTGAAGGTCAAGTTATCGAGCTTCACGATTATTCAGAAAAAGCATTGGCTGATTATTTAGTAAACGCAAGAGAAGTTTTCGATAATCATGCAAAAGAAGTTATTCCAGAAACATACTCAGAAATCCATAACAAGATCGAAGAAGTTGTTGAGCTTATTGATAAGCTATCTTACCTTTTAACTTTGAAATAATTGCTATGTCTATTGATTTACTAAAAGAACTTATTAAAGAAACTTTATTAGACGAAGCCAAAAAGCGAAAAAATAAAAGTAAACGTAAAAAGCAAAAATCAAAGTCTAAAAAGAAAAAGAGCAAGCCTGGAAACCCAGGTTATTATAAAGGAACGAGAGCTAGCAACAAGTCTATGGCACGAGAAATAAACAAATGTGCCAAAACACCAAGACCAAAGAGCTGTTATGATTATTGGGATGCTGACAAGAAATATGATAAATCTAGAAAAGGCAAGAAAAGAAAAGGCAAGAAATAATGTTATTAGAACAATTGCTTGAAGAATATATTAAAGAATCATTATTACTTAATGAAGACTTTTCTAAAAAAACAAAAGATACCTTAAAGAAAAAAGCAAAAGATGCTAACATGCCTTATGGAGCACTAGCATCTGTATATAGAAAAGGTCTAGCAGCATGGCTAACAGGACACAAACAAGGAACCCCTCAGCATGCATGGGCAATGGCAAGAGTCAACAGCTTCGTTCGCGGCGGGAAAACAAGATCAGTTGACAAAGCTGAATGGAAACGCGTCCAAAAGCATAGAAAGAAAAAGAAATAAGATATAACAAATAAATCTTAATACTTATAATTAAAAATTATAAGTTGCAAGAGGAATTATGAAACCATACTATTATATAGCCGAAGTTGTCAGCGTTTACGATGGAGACACATGCACATGTATAGTCGACCTCGGGTTCAAAACATTTAA